ATTTTACATTTATTCATAATTATAGTCCTATACATTGTTTATATTGATCGCTTTTAATATCGCACTTACTCGCTCCTGCGAATACAGAGAATAATAAAAACACAAAAGATATTATTATTAATATTGTATTTTTCATAATTATTTTATTAAGTGTTTGATCTTATCTAATTGACTTTGTGTTAGTTCAATTTGGATTTTTTCATCTTCGATTATCTCAATTTCTCGATCTAGGCATTTGTGGAGTGAGTTATTTCTTGTTCCTGAAATTGATTTACATTTTAAAGATTCATAAGCTATGCAAAAAGCATAATATTTTATGTTATCAGCATAGATCGTGCGAGCATAGAGATCATGAGCAACGGTATTGTAAGCAACGATATTGCGAGCATTGAGATTGCGAGCATCGATATTGTGAGCAACGATATTGTGAGCATAGAGATTACAAGGAATTTTACAATCAAAAGTGATCTCTAAATCCTCATTCAATACTATTGTGTTGGATTTATCGGCAGTTGCTATTAAATCGTCTAGTTCTTTTTGTGTTGTTATTTTCATGATTATATTTTATAAAATTCTATTAATTGCTTTGGTGTTGCTTTTATATTAAAACAAGATCCAGCCATATGTTTTTTAGCTTCTTTATTTTGCTTTACTGCCGCTAGTACTATTTCTGGCGTTTTTTTTAAAACATATCTTAAAGATAGTCCGTCTTTTTTAACCATTTCCAAACATTCTTTGTCGGATTGGTTAAACTTTAATTTTAATTCAAAAGGAGTCATAATTATATAAATTTACTTAATAACCTAACCAAGAAGAATCTAAAAGGGCTTAACCTCGCTAGATTTGTTAAACTTCCCTCATCGTGGAAATCTATTTTATAGAGATAAAAAATCTTATATTTTAATTGTCTAATTGCTTGAATTTTGTTAGTCATAATATTATTGATTAAATTTGATTACCTCTTAATATTAGCAACCCACTTTCTAATTGTCAAGAACTATTTGCAATTTAATTTTAACTGTTTAATATTAATTTTGCAGGGGGTTCACTTCTTTTTTCATATTTATGTTGATTTAGAATATTGATTACGCCCCCCTGCGATTCCCCTTTACATTTAAAATTCATATACTAGAATAATTAACGAGGCGAGCGGCTTAATGGTTTGGGTCGCTCAGATCTTTAAGTTTTGGGTTGCGAATCCGCCACCGCTTTATAACACACGCCCTTTTATTAGGTTGTGCCGTAGCCTTCATAGACTACGGCTTTTTTTATGTCTAAAATTCTCTTGACAATTAAAATTACAGGTTAATAATAAGATATGTTAAAATCGTTCCACAAAACAATTTAACANCGGACGCCTCGNAATGGGGTTGTCCAAGTAATTAAGTAATAAGTTTAAATATGGAAAATAAAATTCAAGAAGTTAATAGACTTCATCGTAGGCATACTGCCAAAATACTAACAAAATTAAAAGAAATAAACGCAGCAGAGATTATTATTGATGCTGTAAAAATGCAATTTTCGCATTACTCAAACGATATTAAGGATCAGGTTCTAACAGGTAATTTTAAAAATAATGACAAATTCAATAGATAGTGGTTTTGTTAAACTACAAAGAAAAATCTTAGATTGGGAATGGTATAACGATATACCAACAAAGACCCTATTTATACACCTATTATTAAAAGCTAATTTTAAAGATAAAAAATGGAAAGGACACGATATAAAAAGAGGTCAAGTCTTAACTGGTAGAAAAATATTATCAGATGAGACAGGACTCTCAGAGCAACAAACAAAAACTGCTTTAAAGAAACTACAAGCAACCAACGAAATAACCAGCCAAGCAACCAACAGATTTTCAATCATAACCCTTGTAAATTACAACCTCTATCAAGATAGAAAAACTAACAGCAACCAACCAGATAACCAGCCAGAAGAACAACAAACAACCAGCAATCAACCAGCAGATGACCCAACAAGCAACCAACAAGCAACCACAACTAAGAATGATAAGAAAGAGGAAGAATTAAAGAATGATAAGAAAAATAAAGAATTACCAGATTTTATAAATCCTGAAATTTTCAAAGATTTTAAAAATATGAGAAAGAAGATGAAAAAGGAAATGACAGAAAGAGCAGAAAAGATGATAATTAAAAAACTTAAAGAATTTGAAGAATTAAAATCAGGTAATGCAAATATAGCACTTGAGCAATCTATATTAAAAAACTATACAGATGTTTACGAACCTAAAACCAATACCACAAAAAACACAGGAATAGACTTTAATAAATTAAATTAACTTAAAAATGATAAATAAAAAAACAATAGCAGATGGATTTAAAATAATATTAATTGACAATCCAGACTTACAAAAAAACTTTACAACAGAAATATTTCAAGAAAAATTAGATTTATTGGAATTAGAATTAAAAGAATTTACAGAAGATCAATTCAATAATGCTATTTCTCAAATAATGAAATATGAAAAGTTATATAGTTTGCCAACTTTATATCATTTCTATAAATATATGCAGTCAGAATCAAACAGAGAGCAACATACAGTCGATTTAATCAATAAAATGATAAATGCTACACTGATTAATAGAATTAGCATTAAAAACTCAAATTTAGCTTGTTTTCACACAACGAAAGAAAATAAAGAAAAACTAAACAATTTACCAGAAGATCAGAAACAAGAAATTAGAAAAATTGTAAAAGATAGTTTTGGAATTAAAGAGATTGAATATATTTATTAACCTTAAATTAAATTAATTATGAATAAATTATTAAATACACAACTTTATAATAGAAAATGCCTAGTAATAGCCAACAACCCAGCTGCTCAAAGTTATGAGGAAGCTTTAAAAAAAGAAGAGGTTATAGGGATGGATAATACTATATTCTATCAAGGAAATTCAATATATAGAGAGTACATTCATCCTTGTAATATTTATCAAAATATAGGAAAACCCCTAACTTTAGATAGGGTTTTAAAGGGACTGGGTAACTTAATAAAGCAAGATAATCATAATGTTGTAATGGAGGTAGATACAGGAACTGGTTATGACTCTGTAACAATATCATTAACTCAAGGGGATGAGGTTCTTTATTTTAAGTGGAGCTTAGGTAAGTTACTTGAACAACAAGCGGAGCATAGCCAAGAAGATCTAAAAGAAATACTATCTTCTTTCTTTTTATTGGACATCAATGGGCTTACAACATTTTTAAAAAATAAAAAATCAACTTAAATTAAAGAAATTGAATATATTTATTAACCTTAAATTAAAATAATTATGACATATAAAATAAAAATACTAGAAAAAATGTTGTTAGAAATGGAAAAAAAGAGACAAGGAATAGCTCACGACATAAACAATGACCCAACTTCAGAACTCATAAAAATACAATTAGAATTTAACGACTGGTTAAAAGATACACAAGGAAAAGGAATTAGAACATCTAAAGAGTCTATAAAATATATAAATGACCTTAACGATAAACAGGAAGCACAAGAAAAAAGGTTAAAAAATTACGATTCTAACAAATTGATTAATCAATTAGTAGATCTGGATATGGAGATTAAAGAGTTACATAATCAGATTTATAGAGAAAAAGCTATTAATAAAAAAAGCAATGACTAAATACGAGAACATAGAAGCAGAGCAAGTAATAATCGGATCTGCAATAATGAATAACAGCCTACTTCTAAATGTAGCCGATATTTTAGAAGAAAAACACTTCCATTATGAAGAGCATAAAACTATATGGAGGGAATTTATAAGAATAGGAAAAGAAGGGGGGACTGCTGACCCTGTAACCCTGAAGGAATGCCTAAATAATAATATAGCCTTTAAGCATCTAGGAGGTAGTAAATACCTTTTAGTATTAATGCAATTAGCAAATGGAACTGCCGATATAAGAGGTTATGCAAAAACATTAATTGAGTTGTGGAAAAAAAGAGAATTAGAAGTCTTAATTGAGAATTGCAAAGAGTCATTACAAGATAAGAATTTTGATTATTTATCTTCTCAATTACAGAACGATATGCTAAAATTAGATAGTAATAATCCAGTGCAAAAGGTGCAGCATATGTCAGAGGTAATTGCCGATATTGAAAATGACGAAAGAAACTTACTAGACAATGATTTTGTAACAACAGGATTTAATAAATTAAACCATATATTAAATGGTGGATTTCACAAGAAGCAATTAGTTGTAGTAGGTGCCAGACCTTCCGTTGGTAAAACTTCAATTGCTCAACAAATGATATTAAAAGCTAGTGAGTCAGGTAAGAAATGCTTATTTATATCACTAGAAGTTGATAAAAAAAATGTATTCCTGAAATTTGTTAGTAATATGGTTAGCATTGACGGCTATAAACTGCAAATGAGAAAGTTTAATGAATCAGAATCAGAGGCAATAAAACAGGCTAAAGAAGATTTAAGAGAATTAAATATTTATGTCAATGATTCATCATCTCTTAATGTATCGCAAATTGAAAACATAATCAAAAAGCAATTAGAGATAGAGCCAGTTGATATAGTTTTTATTGATTATATCCAGATCATAAGATTTTTAAATCAAGGTAATTTTAATGAAGCTAGTGCCATAAAAGAAAACACAAGCCGATTAAAAGAAATAGCTAAAAAATATAATGTAGGAGTTGTAGCGTTAGCACAAATTAGCCGTAAAGGGGTTGAGAATAACCAAGAGCCAACAGTTAATGATCTAAAGGGTTCTGGAGGTATAGAAGAGGATGCGGATGTTGCAATATTGTTGCATAGGGATAAAAACCAAGAAGATGACGGGAGTTATTTTGCTAATAATGGAAAGTTAATAATTGCCAAAAATAGGCACGGAGCAACGGGGGTCGTTGGCTTTGAGTTTGAGGGTAAATTTTCAAGATTTACCGAATCAGTAAATAATTTTTAACATGGAACACATAAGCAAACCAATAGAAAGAATATTAAAAGAAATTAAAGAAAATGATAATAAAAACTGAAGAGTTAACATGGTCAGATCTAAAAGATTTTAATGATATACTGGAATCTTACATAAAAAATGTAAATATATTTATTGGTCAACCATTTACTAACCTTGAGGGGTGTCAAAAGTGGTATGTTAAAGAATATATAAAACAATCTTTAAAACTAAATAATAGACATACTTGGTTAATGTTAAAAAAACAAGGTAAAAATATTGGAGTGCTGGGGTTAAGTGGAGGTTGTGACGGAAGCGGAGAAATAACCATTGCCATTAAAAAACGATATAGAAAAAAAGGATATGGTGCTTTATTCTTATTATTGGCAGAAATTTATATTTTAGACAGGGATAAAACTATAGATTACCTATACGCAGAGCCTAATAAATATAGTAAAAAAATATTTATAAAAGCAGGATATACCATAGATTGGTATGAGCCTTCTAAATACATTAGATAACTTAAATTAAAATAATTATGAACAATATAGAATTTCCAATAAGACTAAACCCTAAAAACATAGGGTTAATAACTAAATTCATTAACGAAAAAATGGATATAAAAGCTAAAATATTAAAGCAAAACTTATCACAGAATAGAATTGACGAACTGCCATATAAAAACATTAGCACCCATGATCGAACAGGATATAAACACGCTTATATAAAAATAAAGGATATGTCAATTGAAATAGGTGACGAAATCCATATTGTAGATGGTAAAATAACAGTAAAAAGAAGCTTGATTTATAAATAATAAGTTTTAAAATAAAAGAGTAATCAATTAATCAAATAATTATGAATAAAAAAATACTACAAATAGAACTTATAGCAGTTCCAGATAATTTTGACATATCTAAAAATGAAGATAAACAGAAAATTGCTATAGAATATTTTAATCAAACCAATGATCATAAAAACCGTATCGACGATTATTTCTTTCACAAAAAAGAAATTTATTATTTTGCTTCAAATAGTGATGATCTAGGTAAATATTTTTGTTGGACATATGAAAGCTTCCAACAAAAACTTATTGATTGTCCAGTTAATTATTCAAAACAAATAGAAGAATTAGAAACACAACTACAAGAACAATATAAACAAAATCATACATTAGATGAAAAAATTAAATCAATGAGTAAAAATGTTGATAAAGATTTATTTTTAGAGTCTTTAGCAGCTATTAACGGAAAGAAATTAAATTAATTATGACTAAAAAAATATTACGAACGGAACTCATGGAGGTTCCAGATGATTTTGATATTGAAGATAGAGAGGAAATTTATTTTGACCAAGTATTTATTGACGAGTCCTATTCAAGGCAATTAGAAGAGTTAAAAACACAACTCGAAGATCAAAATGATAGAATACAAGCAATACTAAAAATATTACTAAAGTATTCTTTTTTAACGGAAAAAAATGTATAAATAATTATGGTAAACAAAGTAATATTAATAGGATCACTAGGGCAAGACCCTAAGTTTTCAAACTTAAACAACGGCAAAGAGGTTGGAGAATTTTCCATTGCCACTAATGAGTACTGGAAAGACAAAAACACAGGCGAAAAGCAAAGCAAGACTGAATGGCATAATATAAAAGCGTTCAATAGTGTTGGATTTGTTAAGTACCTTAAAAAAGGCTCTAAAGTCTATATTGAGGGAAGCCTCCAAACTAAGAAAAGCGTTGACAAACAAAAGTCTATATTGAGGGAAGCCTCCAAACTAAGAAAAGCGTTGACAAACAAGGGGTAGAACGATATTATACTAGTATTCTTTTAAATAAAGTAGAATTACTAGATAAGAGAGAAAGCGACCAGAATATTAACAAAGGAAATCAACAACAAGAAGATGATAACCTTTCGGAAATTCCCTTTTAAAATGACCAGACTAGAACAATACATAAAAACCTACACAACAAAACACAACTTCACTATAAGCGAAAAGCAGGAGGGGTTAATTGAAAAAGCTAAGGCTAACTTTCTAAAAAGAAAAAAGGGAATAGATGTTTTTAAAATGAGATTCATCGAGAATATAAACAGCTTCAAGCTAGATTTATCAGATGTATTTGAGTATAAAGCAGAAGGTAGAAAATAATTGACAATAAGAAAAAGATTCCTATAATTACCTTACAATTTAGTATTGTTACAATTAAAAGAATCACTAATGACCAAAACAAACGCAAGAGACAAAAAGGTGTCTGGCAGACCAAGAATTATCCCCCAAAAGTGGAATAAAGAGCTAAAAGAAAAGATTTTAGAAAACTATAAGAAAGGAGGGAGTGATATAGTAGCAATCGATTTATTAGATATATCAAGAGAATCTTTTTATCATACCCTAAGAACACCAGAGGAAGATCTAGAGCCTGAAGAGGTTGAGTTTTTGCATACAATAAGAAAGGGAAACATATCAAGTCAGGTTTGGTGGGAAGAAATGGGAAGAAAAGGGATGATCGGAATGATTGATGGTTGGAACACTGGAACGCATGTTTTCCACATGAAAAATCGATTCAAAAAAAGCGGATATGATGCAAGTTGGGCAGATAAACAAGATTTAGAACAAAGCATTAAATCAGAGGATGCAGTTAACATCTCTTTTAACCTAAAAAGTGATAATTTACCAAAAAAATAAACCCTTATCCAACAAGGGAAAAATGCTAACTCGTCCTACGGTGGAGACCAAAAAAAATTCATTAATTATTTACTTGACAATTAGAAACTCACTTGGTAAACTAAAGGAGTAATTAATTCAAATCAAAAAAACTATGAGAATATTAACAGACTGGGAAAAACAAGAATTAAAAAATAAATTAAAAAATCTAACTGATAATAATCGACACAATGAATCAAGATTATTATTAACAAAAGAATTAATGCTTAATGATCTATATAATTTTTATTGTGATTGTTATGTTATATTAGATGAAACAAATCAAGAAGAAGAAACACGCCAAGAGTGGTTTAAAAAAAGATACATAGCAGATAAATTTTTATGGACTATTGCATCAGAATATTACAATTGTTTTTAGTAGTAAATAATTACTTTACAACTGACCCCTAACAATAAACAAAGAAAAAAATGTCAAAAATAATAATGGCGGTATTAATCAAGAAAGACGGAAAGACTGGTCAAGTTGTATTAAATGACCATCAAAAAAACACTTTGTTAGAATGGATAATAAAATTTTAGGAATAGCAAGAGATGGTGAATTGTTTGAGGGTCAAGATTCACCTCTTGAAGACACAGTGACTATATTAACAAAAAATACAAAATTAAAGATATTAGATACTATAATTAATCGCTGTATAAAAGAAAAGTTAAAAATAAATAAAATAACTATGCTAGAAAAAATAACAACAGACTTAGAAACCTCAAAGAAACTTAAAGAGCTAGGCTTTAACGATTCAGAAAGCGAATTTGTTTATTGGAAGGGTAAACCGCATTACTATCATAATTTGCCGTTTTATGAAATAAATAAGATAGATGATTTAGTTACTTGCTACACATTAGAACAGATCATTAATGAATTGCCTTTAAAAATAGGGGGTTATGGTTATTTTTCAATAGGAGTGAGGCAAGGTAACTCAAGTAAACCGTGGTGTGTAGGTTATAATTTAGAAGATGATGAATATTACGGAGTGTTTTATTGCGACAATTTAGACGGAGAAAACCTAGCAACCACAGCGGCGAAATTATGGATTAAACTTAAAGAAGATAAAATAATATGACTTGTATATTTACAAAAATAAAAGAGCTTACAGAGATAACAGCTCAAGAAATAAAAGAAAAAGACTTATACGGCTATGCAATGATAACCCTTATGTTTGATAATGTTAAAAAAGTTTTTGGCAAAAATATAAACCAAGATTTGGAGAATCAAATTATAATGAGGTTATGTGATAACTTAGAAAGAATGATATTAGATTAAGTATATGAAAATAGTAGATATAAAAAATAAGTCGTCAGAACGAAGAAGAATAGAGCAAGCATTTATATTTATTCAACTATACTTTGTTGTAAAATATGAAGCAATAAGCGGCTTTGAAGATAGGAAAAGTATAATAGAAAAGTATATTCAAGGCATATTAAAACCTAGTAGCCCAAAAGAGCTAAATAAGATCAATAATAGAATAGCCAAGCTAAATATTGATTGTGGAATAATGGATATGTTAAAAAACAACATACATGGACATAAATTTATATTACTAATGTATTTCTTAACCCTCGAAATTGTAGAAAACAGCAAAACTATATTACCAGAAGAATTACAACCATTATTTAATGACTTCCTAGAGGTAGAGAATGAGAACAACACGGAAGAGGCGAGGGAGAAATTAAGACTATCAGCAAGAAAGCAAGCTAGTAAATTGTTTATTAAATTACAAAGCTTAAGATATTATAAATAAATTATAAATAGTAAAATAATATAAATGGAATTTAACTTACATCCTAGACAATCAACCTGCTTCACAAGCGAAGCAACAGAAATACTATATGGCGGTGCAGCAGGAGGCGGAAAATCCCATTGTATGCGTGCCTTAGCTGTTTATTATGCTTCAAAAGTACCAAATATACAAATCTATCTCTTTAGGAGGTTGTCAGAAGATTTAAAAAAGAATCATTTAGACGGATCAAGTGGCTTTGTTCAAACATTATCGGAATTAGTAAATAAAAACCTAGCTTCAATTAATTACTCAACTGCTCAAATCACTTTCTGGAATGGTGCTAAAATTCACCTTTGCCATTGTCAACATGAGAAGGATGTAATTAAATATCAGGGTGTGGAAATTAACTTGTTATTAATAGATGAATTAACCCATTTTAGCGAATATATTTATAAATTCCTAAGAGGTAGGGTGCGTATTGGTGGTTTAAAGATTCCAGAAGATTTATCAGGAAATTTACCAAGAATAGTTTGTGGTTCAAATCCAGGTGGTGTAGGTCATGAATTTGTAAAGAGTGAGTTTATAGATAGTAAAAAAGAATTAGAGATTTACCAAATGCCAGATGAAGAAGGTGGAATGACAAGGCAATTTATCCCTGCTAAGTTAGATGATAACCCCACTATGACAGATAACGACCCTTTATATAAACACAAATTACTTGGCTTGGGTGGTGCATTAGCAAAGGCAATGTTAGATGGTGATTGGGATGCGATAGAAGGTGCTTATTTCGACACCTTTAATAAGGATGTCCATGTAATACCTAGTATAGAAATACCTGACGATTGGTTTAAGATAAGAGGCTTTGACTGGGGTTATTCCAAACCTTTCGGTGTATTATGGGCGGCAATTAGTGACGGAAGCTTGTTAAATATTGGCGGTAAGAATATTTGCTTACCAAGAGGAAGTTTAATCTTTTATCGTGAATATTACGGATGGACAGGTAAGCCGAATGTCGGTTTAAAAATGGAATTACCACAGATTGCAAAAAACACAATGGAAATGCAGGGTAAAGAAAAGATGAGTAATCAAGTTGCTGATCCAGCTATATTTGACGAATCTAAGAAAAACCAAGGGATGACACAGGCTCAAGAATTAGCTAAATATGGTTGCGTATATCAAAGAGCCGATAATAAAAGAGTGGCAGGCTGGCAACAAATAAGGGGTAGATTAAGGGGTAGAGATGGGAAACCTTTATTATATATCACAGAAGATTGTAAATCTTTAATAAGAACATTACCAATTATGCAGTATGATAAATCAAAACCAGAAGATTTAAATTCTGACTTAGAGGATCATTTAATGGATGTTGCAAGGTATATTTGCATGGCAAAAGCAATTACCATCGATATTAAGGAAGCTATACCAGATCCAGTCACGGACTTTTGGGATAATTTCAATCCTCATCAGGTTAGAAAACAAAAGAAACATAAAAATTATGAATAAAGTCATAGATATAAAAACTAAAAAACCTATTACTACAAAACTTGATAATAGAAAGGATGTTTTAAAAGTTATTAATCAGGTAAAAGATAGGGGGTGTAACAATGTTTATATAATTTCGTTTAATGAGATTAGTGAGGAGTTTTTTATAGATTGCACTGATACCATTAAAGATACTGATGTTATAGCCGTATTAGATATTTGTAAAAATAACTTACTAAATAACTACACATTTGAATAATTAAAGCATAAAAATTATGAGTAAACTATTGATTTATAAAAATTATCAATCTATTGGTTCTGGATATAAAGAAGATCTTAAAGATTCAAAAGGTTATAGAGAGATGGACGACTCGATGGAGTATGATAATATTGATTATACTGATTGTTATATAAATAATGATTTTACTTTCTTTGATGATGTGATGAATGTAAATTTAAAAATAAAAGAAGTACCAAGATATAAAAACTTTGAGCTTATAGATTTAAAAATGAGCTTAGAAATAGCGAGGCAAAATTTAGCAGTGGATGTTTCTAATAAATACTATCAAAAAGAATTTAACCAAGCAAAAAACCTTGTTGACAACTTTTCTTGACTTTTTAACTAATTTTACATAACCTAGAAGATATATTTATCTAATTAGTAATTATGTCTGACGAAGAACAAAAGAAATCAAAGCAAAAAGCAGAACTTCACGAGGTCTGGAAAAAGATAATTGATAGCACTTTAATATTTCATGAGAAGTATTTTGAAGAAGCTAAGAAGTATGAAGATATTTATAAAGATCAATTCAATATAGAGGATGTAAACAGGTATAATATTTTTTATGCCAATACCGAAACATTAGCCCCTTTAGTTTACTCTAGATTACCGCAACCAAATATTACCAGAAGATTTAAAGATGATAATGAGGAAGCTAAAATTGCTAGTGAGATATTAGAAAGATCAATCAGTTACTTTTTAGAAATTACAAAAGCAGATACAATATTTAGTAAAGCTAGAAAAGATTTTTTAATTAATGGTCGTGGCTTGATTCGTGTATATATGGAAGATGGCGAGATTGTCAAAACAGATGACGGCGAGGAAGTGCTTGATGATACTAATAAAAGGATTTACTTAAAAAGGATAGCATATAAAGATTTTATAACTGATCCCACTGCCACGAGTTGGGATGAGTTGAATTGGCTAGCTTTTAGATCATACAAAACAAAAGATGAATTATTGGAGTTATTTGGTAAAGATGCAGCTGATTTAGAACTTGACTCTTCTAATAATAAAGACCAAAAACCAGAGAGTTTGGAAGTGTGGGAAATATGGGATAAAGTAAATAATCAAGTCTTATGGTTTTGTCAAGAAAAGATAATCCAAGTAGATGAAGACCCTTATAATTTAACTAATTTTTACCCTATCGCAAGACCAACTGGCACAGATAGCGACCCATCTTCTTTACTTCCTATACCTCTTTATAGAATGTATAAATCACAAGCGGAGGAATTAAATATATTAGATGAGAGAATTAATAAACTTGTAGAACAGATTAAATATACTGGAGTTTATAACACAATAAGCGAGTCTGAAGATGTGCAAAACTTATTAAATGGTGAAGATGGAGAGTTTAACCCACTTTCAGGTAATACAGGGGTTAGTATTAAAGATCAAATATTTGTTAAAGATATAGTGCCAATTGCCAACACGGTCACAGTCTTAACACAACAAAAAGCTCAAATTATTAATAATATTAGAGAAATTACAGGTTTATCTGATATTGTAAGGGGGGTCAGTATTGCAAGCGAAACTGCAACGGCTCAAAGGTTAAAAGGTGATTTCGCTATTAGTAGAATCCAACCATTACAAAGAGCTAATGAAATAGCAATCAAAGACACTATCGAGATTATGGCGGAGTTAATTTGTGAGAACTACACAATAGAAGAATTGGCAAAAATAACTGGCTGTAATATCGTTGACTTAGAATCAGTAGCTGAAACCGCACAAGATAATCAAAATATGCTATTACAAGAGGCTGTCAATAATTTACCTCAAAATATCGCAGGAGAGCAGAAAGTGCAACAAATGGAAACTTTAAAGCAACAAGCTAAAATAGGATTTGATAAGACAATAAAGATTGCACAAGATGAATTAAAGGGTTTTGCAATGGAAATGCAACAGGTTGAGAGGGTTGATAAAATCTTGAAAGACGATATATTGAGATCATTTTCCATTGATATTGAGACAGACAGCACAATTTCAGTTGACCAACAACAAGAAAAAACCGAGAGAATGGAGTTTGTGGCAAGTCTAACTAACTTTGCTGGTCAATTCACTCCTTTATTACAAGCTGGTGTAATACAGCCAGAAGCATTTAATCAATTCTTGGGATTTGTTGCAAGACCATTTAAAATAGGTAGAAATATTGAAGAATATCTATTAGCAAAACCAAGTGAAGAGGAAGAGTCTCAACCATCACAAGGGGAAATTCTGGCACAGGCTGAAAACGAAAGACAAGAGAAAGAATTTCAATTCAAAGTAGAGAGTGAAAAAGCTAAAATTAACCTAGAACAACAAAAGATAGATATTGAGAAAACAAAGGTATTGCAAAACCAAAAACAATTTGATGATAAGATAGATATTGAGAAAACAAGGGTATTGCAAAACCAAAGACAATTTGATGATAAGATAGATTTTGAAGATGCAAACAAAGCGGCAGATCGCCAATCAGATGTTTTACAACAAGTCGCACCATCGGCAGAAGAAATAATTGAGAGTAGAACGCAAAGACTGAACGAAACTATAAGAAATGACTAGAAAAGTTTTAAAAATTATTGACGGTAAAAAAGAATGGGTGTTTGATGGCTACGGAAAAGGCGGATCATCAGAGCAAAGAAAAATGCCAGCTTGCGGCGAAGATTTAACCCTTGATGGCTATATTAGGAAGCATGGGGGTATTGAAAGCCAAATTGACGGAAAAGCTTATACCACAAAAAGCGGTTATTTAGACCATTTAAAAAGAAATAATTGTCACATTAAAGATTACTAATGACTACATTAAACGAATCTCTGTTTGCCAATTTAGGAGTAGATGTAAAACAAGCAAAACGGGTAATAAAAAATAAATATGGTCACAGAGTAGATTTTATCAACAAAGCTAAAAATCTATTAAGGTATGGGCGTAATACAAGTATTGGCACGAGCCAAATTCAGATGTAAGAATGGTTGTAACTGCTAACAATGCTTCAACTGATATTGGGGCAACTATTAGGGGTTATTATGCCAGAATATTAAGTTAATTTTACATAACCTTGACAATTAATTTTACATAACCTATAATAGCCTTAAATTATCTAAATAATAAATTTTATGGATACATTAGAAACAAACAGCGAATCATTAGCTGAAATTCTAGAAGAGCAAAAAGACGATCAAGAAATTGAGAATCAAGAAACTGTTCAAGAAGATAATATTGATAACGAGGAAGCAACTGATGAAATTCCATCAGATGAAGAATCAGATCCAAAAGAGGAGTTAGAATTTCTTAGAGTGTCCAGTGGATGGTCTAAGGAAGAAAAAGAACTTGTCAAAAAGATTAAAGACCCTGAATTAAGACAAGAAGCAATCGAAGCTACAAAAAAACGAAGAGTAGACTTTGATCGTAGAAGTTTAGAATTGGGAAATACTAGGAAAGAGTTGGCAGAAATGCGAGCAAAAATAGAAGAATTAACTTCTAAGCAAGAAAAACCTGTTGCAAATGAGGAAGATGAATATCTCACCGAGCAAGAGCTAAAGCAAAAACAAAAACTTGAAGATGTTGAAAGGCAACTAGAAGAGTTAAGAAATAAAGAAGCTATTAGCCAAGCCCAGACTGTGCAACAGGAATTAAACTCTTTCGCACAATCTCAAAATGAAGATGGAAGTTTGAAACATCCTTATTTTGACAGAGTAAGGCAGAATATGTCTTTATTGTTCCAAGCAGATCAAAACGGCACCATGACCTTAGAAAAGGCGTATAATAAAGCGGTGTTACTTGATGATGAATTAGCGGAGCAATCAAAGCAAGAATTACTTTTAACAGAGAAGCTTAAACAAAAAGAGGCTCTGGAAAAGGTAAGGAAAAATAAAAAATATTCTCCGAACTCAACAAGTGGTAATAAAAATTTATCTGCTAAAGATAGAAACGCTAAAGCTCTTGCTGAACTCTATGCGTAACCTTTAAGCATCTATTTTAATAATAATTTTAATAGATTTTAAAAATGGCAAATCCAAATATTTCGCAGATATTGACAACTACGCTCAATAACTACAAAAATGAAATAATCGACAATATCGAGAACTTTCACCCTTTATTAATTAAAATGAAGGAATCAGGTAATATTAAAAGAGAGTCTGGTGGTGTAAGTTTTAGGGAAAACTTAACTTATGCAGCTAATGACACAGTCCAATTCCAAGGCGAATATGACACTTTTGATACAACTCCGCAAGATGTAATTACCGCTGCTGATTTTGAGCAAAAAATCATCTCTGGTACAATTACTATGTCCGAAAAAGAAAAGAAGCAAAATGCAGGTAAAGAGCGTATTGCTAATTTAATGGAGGAAAGAGTTGAGAACTTAAAACATTCATTAAAAAACACAATCGGAACCTCAATTTATTCTGATGGTACAGGTGCAGGTGGTAAAGAAATCGGAGGTTTACAATTATTGGTTGCTGATGATCCAACAACTGGTACAGTAGGCGGCATCGATAGATCAACAACCGATGGCACTTTCTTCAGAAATAAATTATATGATTTTTCTGTTGAGTCTGTGACTAAATCTGCTACAACTATCCAATCTGCTATGAATTCACTTTACAGACGAACTCAAGCACAAGCTGGTAAGCAAATTGATTTAATTACTGCTGATGATGTTAACTTTGGATTTTATGAGGATTCTCTTCAAACTATACAAAGAATATCTAATGATAAGCTAGGTAAATTAGGTTTTAATACAATTAAGTATAAAAACGCTGATGTTTACTATGATCCAGAATGTCCTGCTAACCATATGTATTTCTTAAATACTCAACATATTAAGTTGAAGCATTTAGGTGACTTCCTAGAGCAAGGAGAGGTTACAAGACCAGTAAATCAACATGTTTATGTATTACCAATAACAGGTTTAATGAATCTTACTATTGATAATGCAAGAGTGCATGGTGTAATGATCGACTAATTAACAGGGAGGGTAAAACCTCCCACAATTTATTTATAAAAATGTCAAATTTTAAAAGTACAGAAATCACGGTTTATAATCAAAAAATCAGTGAAAATTCCACAACTGAAAATGTTCCATTAGGAACTATTATTAGAGCAATAGATAAAGACACAACTGATTATGGTGTTGGTGAGTTTATTTATTTACAAGGCGTTGCTTCAACCGCTATCGGTTCGGCTGTTGTTTATAACGCTGATGATTTTTCAACAACTCTTGCATCTGCAAATGCTGTTGGTCCAGTAGCCTTTGCTATGGCGGCAACTGTTGCTAATGAGTATGGTTGGTACCAAATCGGCGGTAAAGCAGTAGGTAAAGTATTAGCATCTTTTGCTGATAACGGTGATTGCTACCTAACTGCTACAGCAGGATCTCTTGATGATGCTGATGTTGCTGGTGATTATGTTAGACGATGCAAAGGTGCATCTGCTATCGACACCCCTTCAACTGGATTAGCTGAATTAGAAATTGCTAGACCAGAAGTTGCTGACGGTAAAGATAATTAATTAATAAGCTAGGGGGTAATTCCCCTAGCGTAATATTTTAAATATGACACATAGAAAATTTAAAGAAGGCGAAATTATAGTTGTGCAAGATAAAGCTCAAACTGTAAAAGAGGGAGGTTTTAATGTAGCGTTTTTTGAAAAGAAAATAGAAACCAAAAAAGACGGTTATATTGTGAAAGAATATATTTCTTTATATAATAATAACGATAAATATTCTAAATCAATTAGACCATCAGAAGATCAGAGATTTACAAATGCTCAAGGTGATTCTTTTAAAAAACATGATAAAGATAGATATAAAAATGCTTATGAGGCTTTTTTAAATATAAAAAAATCTTTAAATAAAAAGAAAGTAGCTAAAAAGCCTATTGAAAAACCTGTTGAAAAACCTGTTGAAAAACCTGTTGAAAACAACGAGGAAATCTTAACAGAAAAATAATGACTTTATTAAGTACGGCTCAAGAGATATTAAAACAAACTAAATCGGCTACAATACCAACAACTATTATTGGTAACAATCAAGCTGCCGCTGTTCAAATCTTGGAAATACTTAATAATTCAATAGTCAACCTTGCTAGATCTTATGACTGGCAAGAGTTGACAAAAGAACATACATTTAATGCGGTTGCATCTCAAAATAATTATTCACTTCCTACTGATTTTGACAGGATAGTAAATAATACTTTTTGGAATACATCTGACACAAGGGAAATGATCGGATCAATATCTGCTCAAGATTGGAGAATATTAAACAACAGCACAATAGGGGCAGGAACTATCGCAGAATATTATAGATTTAGAGCAAATGAAATATTAATATTCCCCACCCCCGCAGGAACTGATGGATATGTATTTGAATATATAACAAAAAACATAGTAGAAGATAGTGGGGGTACAGGTCAAACAGGCTGGTTGGCTGATACCGATGTCCCAGTAATAGATGAATATATATTAAAACTAGATGCAACATGGAATTTACTAAAATCACAAGGCAGACCCTACGCAGAAGATCAAAGAAAGGCAAATTTAGCATTAGCTGAAAGGTTGGGAATTAACGCAGGTAGACAAACAATAAGGCATCAGTCGTCTAAATTAAGAAATGGCAGGATAGGTTATCCTGAAATAATAACAGCACCATAATGGTATTAGAAATCACAAGACAATATCCAGGGTTACAACAAGAAAGAATCGGACAGGCCGCAAGGGTTAATGTCAATTCCCCAGTTGGTGGTCTTAATACTCGTGATTCATTGTCTCAAATGGAGGCAACAGATGCACCAGAAATGGTCAATTGGTTTCCATCGCAAGGAAAAGTAATAACTAGAAAAGGATATTCGGAATATGCAACGGGATTAACTGGTAATGTTGAAACTTTAGCAGAATTAAGAGACGGTGCAACTCAAAAGTTTATTTGTGCAAATTCTGATCAGATAAATGATGTTACAAATCCCGCTTCAATTTCTAATTTAGGATCAGGATTTACAAATGCTAGGTGGCAAACTGTAAATATGAATGGTAATTTACTATTATTTAATGGTCAAGATATCCCACAAGTTTATGATGGCTCAACTCTTGCAAATTCAACAATAAATGGATCAGGATTAACAGCAACAGAATTAGATGGCTGTAATGTGCATAAAAACAGGCTCTACACTTGGTCAACTGATGGTTCGGCTTTTTGGTATGGCGCAACTAACGCTATTCAAGGTACGGTTACAAAGTTTGATCTTGCAGGNATAGCTCCTTATGGTGGAAATTTAGTAGCAATGGCAACTTGGAATCATGACGGAGGTGACGGCGTGGATGATTACGCTCTTTTTTTAATGTCAAGCGGTACTGCTATTTTATATGATGGTTCTGACCCTGGTGATGCCAATAATTGGTCTTTAATCGGTATTTATAGAATAGGCGAGCCATTAGGGGTAAGATCAGTTGTAAAAGTGGGTGGAGATGTTGCAATTATGACAACACCCGATTTTGTTTTCTTTTCAGAGGTATTTAAAAATGGTGGCGCAGTTACTTCACAAACTAAATTATCGGGTGCTGCTTTAGATTCCACGAACTCTTATTCTTCAAATTATGGTTGGGAGGTTGTTTTATATCCTAAAGCTTCAACTGGTGGTTGGTTGTTTTTTAATGTACCAATTGCTACCAATACAACATATAAGCAATATGGCTTAAATACAATCACGGGTTCAGGTTTTGAGTTTTCAAATATGAATGCAAGGACTTGGGGATTATATGACAATAACTTGTATTTTGGAGAAAGCGGCTCTATAATGAAAGCAGATGATGGTTTAAGTGATAATGGTTCTAATATACCTTGCACAGTGCAGGCTGCTTATTCTAATTTAGGTTCACCGCAAGAGAAGGTGGTCAATGAATTTAGAAATACAATTAATGTTGATGGTAATGTTACATTAAACACGACAATCAGTTTTGATTATGGCTCAAGGTCGGTAACTCAAGAT